AATGAATGTAGCCTTGTAAATGTTGGGTACCCTGTTGTCCTTTCTCAAAACCCCAACATATGTAATCAAACATTGGATTGTCAAATTCCCAATTGTCATTCTCTATAGTATCGAGAATCCATGCTACATCATCAAATGTCCAGTTGTTCAATGTAAAACAGAAACTGAAAGCTTGCTTAACCATTATACTTTAAAATTAGATTTTTTAAATAAAGTAGCAAGAAGTGGGCTGGGGTAATACTAGAACCCAGCCTGATTTTTTAAAGTTATTTTTCTATAGGTTTCAAATTTAATCTATAGAAGTATACTTTAAAATAGGGGAAACCCCTAATAACCCCGCGAAAGGGCTTACGCGCCCTTTGCAACCCGCGTCCTTGCAGGCGGCAGTTTAAAACAAAACGCTGTCGCTTTTTTGTTTTAAATGCCTTGCCAGTGTGAAGTCGTATTCTTTTAGTCACCTTCTAAAATGACCTTTCTATCACGGAATGCAACTGAATAATCAACCTCTATACGTACAACCATATCTGGAAATGTTACAGTATTAACAGGTATTAAACCGTCCCATGGAATAGCTGACTTTACAGTTAACATAAAATACCATGTATATGTCGGATCTGTACCATCAGTCTTCAACCAAAAATTCCCAGAATTTGTATCGTTATAATCAAACAAATCCTTATAACCCAACATCTTCTTCGATGTCATTGAATTTGAAACTGATCTCTCTACTGAGTTACCAGACTGAGCAGAATAATAAGTAAAATCACCACCTGTAGCAATTTGATCATAAAGTTGCGTTTGAGTAAAATACTTATATCGTCTGTATGGTTGTTCAAGAAAATCGACCGTAGCTGAAGATGGATTACCCAAATTAGTAGGAACTGGAGTTAAACATACACTATATGGCATACCTACACCTGCTGGATTTGGCCCTGGACTAGAAACATTCAAAATCCAAGATATAGGAGTAACCTTTACCTTAACAGCAGTAACTGCAACCTCATTATAAAACTGAGACCATAACTCCAAACCTGCGGGAGTATCATCTGTTATAGTACCATACTTAACAAAAGGATTTGAAACTGACATCAACAAGTCCTTATATGAAAATGCAAGAGTAGAATCATTCTCTGTAGGAGTTGAAAAGCCTGTCAATGTAACTGTATCTACATATCGGAACTTTGTAAACATTCTATCAGGAACAATAGTACCTGGTATACGCATTGTTGTAGGCTTTCTAGAAATACGACGCCTGCGATGAAAACGTCTACGTGAACGTCTTGGTCGCCTAATTCTGCGTCTCCGTGTAGTCTTTCTGCCAATCGCCATCTAACATAGGTAAATATATTTTTTCTATATATGCCCGGCTCTTTTGATCACTATATGTTAAATATACTGTTGTAGGTATAAACTCTATTAATTCATATCCTCGACGTATCTTGTTTGGATAACCACGATACCATTTCTTTATGTTATCCATATTAGTGTAGCCATCTAAAAAGACAACTTCCTCTCCGTCATATGTCTCTGGGTCTGAACCCATAAAAACAGTTCCTTCTGAACTATCAGCTATGTCATACATGTCTTCGCAATGTATCATACGTAGTGACCTAACTTTACGCTCTTGCCTCGCTTTGTCTACTTGAATGTCCTTATATACTTTACGATACTGATTATAAGTATGAGGATCTGATGCCGGGTCCTTCATGGCGGCTTCTATCTTGTCCATTGTAGTTGAACCTTGTGATGGTCGCCTTCCCCACTCAAAGAAATCCTTATCTTTCTCGCAATATGTAATTGCTTGCTTTGGGGACCCCTTAGCTAACTCTATATGTGTACGGGTATGTGTTAACATCTCTTTAAAATAATCTATACATGACTTCAGTGTTTTCTTGTGATAAAAATGAATGTAGCCTTGTAAATGTTGGGTACCCTGTTGTCCTTTCTCAAAACCCCAACATATGTAATCAAACATTGGATTGTCAAATTCCCAATTGTCATTCTCTATAGTATCGAGAATCCA